ACGGATATATTGTCATATAATATTGATACGATTATTGAGTATTTACAATTGAAATTACGCACGCTAACAGAATCAATTGATACCGAAATAAATTTAACTCCATTCTATAAAGGTTTTGAAGGGACTTGTCACAAATTAGATGAGAAAAGATATATTATAAAAGGGAATTATCAAAAAATAACGGATAAAAAGATAAAGATTACTGAATTACCGATTGGATATTGGACCGATGATTTCAAACAACATCTTGAAAAATTAATGGAAACTGATAAAATTAAAAAGAATAAAACATTTATTAAGGATTATAATGATATGTGTACAGATACGAAAATAGATTTTGAAATAACCTTAAATGATTCTATCAATGAGTCTGTAGAAGAAAATAATTTGTATAATCATTTTGAGAAAAATATGAAATTATATTCAACATTAAGCACTAATAATATGCATTTATTTAATGAATCAGAAAAGTTGACAAAATACCATAATGAAAAAGAAATTATCGATAATTATTTCCCGATTCGTCTTGAATATTATCAAAAAAGAAAGAATTATCAAGTAATTACATTAGAAAAAGAATTACAATTATTAAGTAACAAAGCTGCTTATATTACAGAGAACCTCAAAGGCACGATTGATTTGCGAAATAAAAAGAAATCTAGTATTATTGATATGTTAATGGAAAAAAATTATGATGCTATAGATGATGATAATGAATATAAATATTTATTGAAAATGCCAATGGATAGTGTAAGTGATGAAAATGTAAATAAAATAATTCAAGAAAAGAAAAATAAAGAATTGGAACTAGAAAAATTAAAAGCAATGTCAATTGAATCTATATGGTTAAATGAATTAGACGAATTAAAAAAACAGTTGCATGTTCCTACTATAATTAAAATAAATAAAATAAATAAAAAGGTTCTAAAAATTACAAAAAAATAAATAAACAAACAAACATAAAACAAACAAAATTAATATTAAGTTTACATTTTTTTTAATAAATTACTCCCATCGAGGGCTACCTAAAGTCCCTACCTGTTGACAATGTGGACATTTACAATATCCTCTATTCCCTCTATATTTTTTCTCACACCGAGAATGTAAATATATATTACACCGATGACATTCAGTCCATTCTCTAGGCTCAATTGATTCCCAACAAATTAAACAATTTGTAGCTGGAGCAAAGTTCGGTTTAAATTGTTCCATATATGCATCATATTCAGCATTATCAGGATATAATGAATTTCCCATTTAATATTTTATTACTGTAATTGTCTTTAAATAATGTATTACTAAATCAATTTTTTTTTATAGTAATAAATTACTCCCATCGAGGACTACCTAAAGTCCCCACCTGTTGACAATGTGGACATTTACAATGTCCTCTATTACCTCTATATATTTTCTCACACCGAGAATGTAAAAATATATTACACTGATAACATTCAGCCCATTCTCTAGGCTCAATTGAATCCCAACAAATTAAACATGTTGTAGCTGGAACCCAACCTGGTTTAAATCGTTCCATATATGAATCATATTGGGGATTAGTTAATGAATATGATTTTTCCATTTACTATTTTATTACTGTAATTGTCTTTAAATTATTTATTACTAAATCAATTTTGTGTTATAGTAATAAATTCTAAATTTCAAAATCCACCTAAAATATTTTATCCTAAATTAAAACCATGGTTTCAATTCTAATGTTTTATCATCAACGTCAACTTTAGCAGGTCTATCAATCGGATGATACATCGTACTTACATCGCGTTTATAATTAATATAAGCTTGAGCCTCACTGTATATGTGTTTAACACAATATTCCACTACTAAATCATTTAAGGCTTGAATTTGTGTAGTGATATTATCTGGCTGATTAACAGATGATTGAAGAAAAACACTTCTCATAATAATTTTTAAAGTATCGCAATTTTGACTACCAATTACATATTGATGATTGGAAGTCTCATAAACACCGGCTTTAATAGCATTTTGAACAATTTGAATATTTTGTTTGCTAAAATATGCTAATGATAATGTCGAATCGATTGAATTTCCAGTTAAAGCATCATGAAAATTTGAACAATCGTTCGTAGGAATTTTATCAAATAAAGAAAACTGATTCATTGTATTAGGACCCATAATATCTATTCTTCCATTTGTACTTGAACAATTCATTATATTTATTAAGCAGAAAAAATTATATATATTTATTTTATATAATGGCATTTAATTTTCAAAAAACTGTTGCAACTATAGCAATAATTATATTCATTCTGTTAATGATATTCATTGCATCGGTATTATACAAGAATAAATATGGTGTTGAATTTCCACCCACTGTATCTGAATGTCCTGATTATTGGATTGACAAACAAAGCACAATTAATTCTAGTAGTGAAATGGAAGATGATGCTTCTCAAACCAAACAAACATGTTTTAATATAAAAAATTTAGGAAAATCGTCATGTGAAAAAACGATGGATTTCACAGGAGAATTTTGGAAAGGTTCAACTGGTGAGTGTAATAAATATAAATGGGCAAAAGGATGTGACCTAACTTGGGATGGAATATCTAATAAACCTAATATATGTGATTAATTATATTTTACAAAAATTTTGATGTTAAATATAATGCGTTTTATTGTCGATGAATAATAGATTTTGGATTTAAAAGTAGTTATATTTAAAATAAACATAAAAAGAAAATGTATAAAAATATAATATGGAACAAATTAACATAAATAATATATTAAATAGAAATAAGTTATCTGATAATATAAAATCTTTTTTTTATAATTTTGAAAAAAATAAAAACGATTTAACCACGAAAAGAGGAATATATATATATGGAAATCCAGGAACAGGGAAAACCGCATTTATTGAAACTATTTTAAAAGAACTGAATTATGATATTATTAAATATGATGCTGGAGATATACGAAATAAATCAATCATTGATACTATTACCAAACATAATATGTCTGATCGAAATGTGTTATCTATGTTACAAAAAAATGTTAAAAAAATAGCCATCGTTATGGATGAAATAGATGGAATGAATAACGGAGATAAAGGAGGTATTAACCAACTTATAAAACTAATAAGACCAAAAAAAACAAAGAAACAAAAAATAGAAGAAATTACTTTAAATCCTATTATTTGTATTGGTAATTATCATATTGATAAGAAAATAAAAGAATTAATGAAAGTATGTAACAGTTATGAGTTAACAAATCCTACAAATAAAGAAATAGATATTTTATTGAATAAATTAATTCCATCAATCGATTTAATATTGAAAAAAAATTTATTGGTTTATATTCAAGGTGATTTGAGAAAATTATACTCTATTGTAAATATTTATAACAAACAAAATGTGTTATTAAAAAATGAAATCATTCAGAATATTTTTCAACCCAAAACATATAATGAAGATAGTAAAAAAATAACTCAAAAATTAATTAATAATCATTATGATTTGAATAGTCACAACAATATAATGAATGAAACAGATAGAACTATTGTTGGATTATTATGGCATGAAAATATCGTAGATGTTTTAGGAACAAAACCGATAAAAGAATCTTTTCCATTTTATACGGAAATATTAAATAATATATGTTTTTCTGATTATATTGACAGAATTACATTTCAAAAACAAATATGGCAATTTAATGAAATGAGTTCATTAATTAAAACATTTTACAACAATAAAATATATCATGATACTTTTCAAAAAAAAAACAAATTTAATCCTACAGAAGTAAGATTCACAAAAGTATTAACCAAATATAGCACTGAATATAATAATTATTTATTTATACAAAATTTATGTTTTACACTTTCTATGGATCAAAAAGATTTGTTTGCTTTTTTTCTTAATTTACGAGATAACAAAACGGAAGATGAAATTTATGAAATATTCGACAATTATGAGATTAGTAAATTAGATATAAATCGTATTTACCGTTATTTAGATAAAACTTATACTATAGATGTAATTGAATCAGATGATAATTCTATATCAAGTAATTTATAACCATATATTACATAAATACATACAAAGATATAATCAACCTGTATAAAATCTGTATAAAACAACATATTTATATAATTTATATAATATAAATATGTATTTACTTATCAACCCAAATCATCAATATGTTATTCAGACGACCAATATTATTCCAAAAGAATGGACTGATAATTTTACACTACAAAGCATTTTATGTATTAATTTACCTATAATAAATTTTAAAAAAATAGATATATGTCCAAAATATATACCACAAATTTATAATGAAGAAATAGATAAAGAAGTTCCCTTATTACATTTAGAGTATTGTATAATTTTATGTGATATATGTGTAGAATGGCTCGAAAGAGATTTAATTCGAGGTTCTTGTGACAAATGTGACAATTATATTTGTAATAATTGTTCTAATAAACACAACAATGGATTTTATTGTAAAAAATGTTATGATAATATAGTAGACAATCATAATATCAATTAATAATTTTCAATTAATAATTTTCACTCTCATTATCTACCTATTCTTGTTTATGTTTTATTTGAATTTCAAAATTAATTGTGTATTTAATTTTTGTAATTGAGTTATATTTTCCTGTTGGGATTGTAATTGTTTGTTTAGATCCATATTTTCTCTTGCCAATTTTTCATATGCTTGTTTAATTTGTTGTAATTGACCTTGCTGTTGTTTTAATTGACCTTGTTGTTGTTTCATTAATTCTACAACTTGATTATTATTCAACGCCATAGGTTCTTGTCCGTCTTGTTGAATCATTACTTTCCCCCCAACATTTCCTTCAATCATCATTTTTTCCGCATGTTTTCTTCTAGTTTCCTCAAGTTTAATCATTTGCTCCAATACATCAGGTTTCATAATGGGTTTACCAGGACTATAATATTGAAGTAATGAATCAATATTCATATAAAAATCTTTCAAATCATCTTGTTTTACAAAATCAGATACAGGTTTATTGGATTCTTTAATATAGTCTGGATGGATATTTTCCAATAATTTTCGTTTATCAAATGTGTTGTGATTATGAGAAAACACAAGAATAACCTTTTCGGGGTCTAATTGAACAAATGGAACTGTGTAATTTTTTAAAAATTCTTTTTCTTCTGCTAAACAAGCATTATCATCATATCTATGATTTTCAATTAATTTTCTTTTAAACGCAAATGTTCCTGCAGTAGCATGTTTCGGTCCATAAGGACCAAATTTATACATTTTTTCAATATGTTTAAAATATATATAAATTTCACTAGAACCGGCACATAATACTTCTTTATCCACTTGTAATTTTTCCACAGCATGACTTACTCTTTCTGGAGGATAATAATCATCATCATCCATATATACAAGAATATCTCCTTTACTTTTTTCATGTAATAAATTTCTCTTCTTACCCAATGTCATTTTATCATCATATTTGAAATATTTTACATTTGGATGATTTATTACTAACTCCTCTATTTTATCCGTGCCATCATCAATAATAATCCATTCCATTCTATCTTTTGGATAAATTTGGTGATCAAAACATTTAATCATTCCTTCAATGAATGGTCGTCGATTAAAAGTAGGTGTACAAACACTTACAAAAGGATATTTTTCAAGACTATTTTCGTTATTTGAAGGATTGGATTGAGAATTGGATTGAGAATTGGATTGAGAATTGGATTGAGAATTGGATTGAGAATTGGATTGAGAATTAGATGATGATTGTGGTTTATTCTTGTTCTTGTTCTTGTTCTTGTTCTTGTTCTTATTTTTACCCATAATATAAATATTATTCAATTTTATATTTATATTATATTTAGTAGTTGTTATTATTTATTTTTTCATTTTTCATTTTTTTTTGCGAATGGACTCATTCCAGGTGGAATCATATGTTTTAAGAATACCAAGGTCATTACAATAGCAATAATTGGATTTAATTTAGAAAAAGCAGATACTATTAATAAAATTAAAAATAATAGTGTTAAGTAATAACTATTAAATTTCTCTCCTATAATTTCCATTATTTTTTTACCATTTAATAAAGGTGGTAATACAATAAAACTAAACATTATTCCAATCATTTGAATAAATGACAAAACAATTGGAATAAACCATGTCCATCCAAAGAATAATCCAAGAATAGAGATAAGGAATCCCTTCCATTCTTGGTCCTCATTCCAAAACATACTAATTAATGTAGGAAGCCACCACATTGAAGCTATACCTATAATTAATAATATAGCAAAAGGACCTAATATAAATGGAACTATCGATTTCATTGAATCAGGAGCCATTGCGCATGTAGAACCCGTAAAATTAATAATTGCGTTTATTACTTGTCGTAACCAAATATATGAATATTTCACCTTATTAACAAACCAATTGGATATGATTCCACCAAATGTATCTTCTTTGCTTTCCATTGAGTAAGGAAATCCATATTCAAACATTCCACTAAAATATTTATTTTTAAATAAATCACTTTGACAGAAATCAATAGGAATACCACAACCACTATTACTCTTTCCACCTCCTTTTTGTTCTGATGCTTTAGTCGCTGCTTTTGCTGGTACTGATTCAGTCGCTGCTTTTTTAACGGCTGCTGCTTTTTTCCTTGCAGCATCCATCCAATGATCTGCTGTAGCTGATGCCGCTGCTTTAACAGATGATGCCGCTGCTTTAACAGATGATGCCGCTGCTTTAACAGATGATGCTACTTCTTTAACTGACTTTTTGCTAGGAGAACATACAGGAGGTAATTTATTTCCTGATTTAGTTTCATTTACATAAGGTTGTTGTGCTGGTTCACTTGGAAAGAATGAATCTAAACTTATTCTAGTAAAATAAACAAAATTTGCTCCTAACAATCCAAGTATTAATATTTGAATAAATATTTGTAAAACACTCTTTCCAAATGATCCCCATTCATTTGTCTTAGATTTTGTATCGTCTTTTTCTGTATTGTCTTTTTCTGTATTGTCTTTTTCTGTATCATCTTTTCCTACAATCTTCTTTGCCATTATTTGAGACATAATCATTATATATATATTTAATAAATATAATTATTAAATAGAATAAATTGTTCGTATAGTATAAGAATAATATGCCAACGAAAACTATTTATATATGGGATGGGGGAGTATTTTCTCCTCCTACCCGAGCTGTAGGAAAATTAGCATTTAATACAGCAACTTATATATCCTCTAAATTTGATAATAAAATAAATATAGAATATCATTTTGTCCCAACGAATAAATATTATAATAAACCATGGGTAAGATGCGTAGAAGAAGAAGACAGAATTCACATGTTGAACAATTTAGTAGAATTTATTAAAACAGATTTTCAAGTTCCTTCTAATATTAAATTTGTAGTTAATGACCACGACATTAAATTAGGAAAAAAATATAAAGATTCAGGAACAACATTGAATAGTTTAAATTATTTTTCTGATAAAGAAAAGAATAATGTATATGTATCAGGTAGTATTGAAAATATTATTCAACGTCTTAAAGGTTATTGGCAAGATTCATTAAAATTATTTTTTACAGTGAATTCTATTTGTTATGATATTTTTTCACCGGAATTAATAGGAGTGGATCAAAGTGAACAATATGTATATAAAAGTATTAATTTGGGAGAACTATTAAAACAAACAAATGGTATTTATCCAAAAGAAGTGACACACTATTTCAAGACAAATAAAATTACTAAAAAAGATATCGATAATTTTATAAATTCCAATAAAAAAAAATCTAAGTTTGAAGGATTGAAAAAATTATTGATGGATAGAATTATATTTCTACCTAAACATTTAGTTCCTGATGCATATAAAGCCGCTGCCGGAAATAGAGTTAGAGAAGAATTAGATGTATATTATTCATCCTTAAAAAATATACAAAAATTTACTACTCCAGGGATAGAAAAATACATTACTGATAAAAAATTGTATGAACATTGTAAATCTAGATATGTAGATAAATTAATTAGTAAGAAAACTAAGAAAACTAAGAAAACTAAGCATCGAAGTTCAAAAACTAAGCATCAAAGTTCAAAAACTAAGAAAACTAAAAAAACCACTGTCAGATAACAAAATAGATTAAATTTAAAAGATATATAATTTAATCTATCGATAAATATATGGACGAAAATGTTTTTCTTTTTTTTGTAATATTAATATTTTGTTATTTTATTTATCATCAATATAATTTCCAAAAATATGTGTTTATGGGTTCATCTCTAGAATCATTTACACCTAAAGAAGTTAATAATATCATACAACCACCTGGTGCGAATCCAATTGGAACGATGGATCCCAAAATTTGGACAAGCACACAAATGAAAGTAGTAAGTAATGGATATACTAATAAAGATATTAATAATTTAAAACCGAGTAATCCACAACCATTTGTGAGAGAAACAACAGATACATTAGGTAATTTTCCAGCTGGGGAAGATGGTAAATATATTTTACCAACAACTGAATTTGAATATCCGAATGATTATAAATTTACAGTTAAATTTCCTTGTCGTAAAACGCCAACAGGTATGTTTTCTGATTGTGGAACATATTCCGCCAATACGGCTTGGACCGCAAATCCATACAAAGGATTAAATTGTAAATTAAATGATACAAAAACACCTAAAATAACGAATAATGTATTCAATAAACGAGAAACTGAATACGGATCCCCTAGAAAAACTGGTTTAAGTGGAACTGGTAATTCATCTCTACGATAAATAAATATATTTAGTATTATCAATATATTTATCCTATTTATCCTATTTATCTGGCATACATTAAGCCACAATTACCACCAATAAAAGTTAAAATATTATATCTCTCTTCATGAACAGTTAAATTATAATTGTAATCATAAATTTTCCAATTTGGTTTATTAACACCAATTACTTCTCCACTCACCGGGTCACAAATTGTATAAAATTGAGCAGAAGGATCTAATGTAGGTTGATAAGTAGTAAATTCTAATTGAATGTCTGTAAATTTACTCATATTCATAGCTCCTGAAGGTTGAAAATCAAATGGGTCAGTGGATAAAGCAAAACTATAATTATATAAACCATCAGGGGCACTACCTGGTGTTCTTACATATTTTTCCACATAATCAAAAACGCCAGCATCTAATACATTTTCTCTATATTTACCATCTAATAATATTCCTAGATTCATTAATATATTTTTTTGATTATCAGGATTATAATCTCCTGTAATCATGTAGCCAGTGTCCTGATTACCAGATGGGTCAAAACCAGGTCCAATTCCACCTGAAAGACAAGGTAAAAACCAATGACCAGAAGCCTCCCCAAAACCTAATTGTTGGGGAATAACATCTGTATATGGCCAATTCGTATAGTTACTCCATTCATTTCTTAGATTAATATCACTTCTTTGAAATGCCCACATCCATGAAGATACCATTCCTAATGTATTGTCTAATTTTACTCGCTGATTACCAGTGACATTAAAAAATTTCCAATCATAGATAGATTTAAATAAATATCTTTGTTCCTTAGCAGCAAATATTTTGGATTCCTCTTCAGATAAAAAAGCATAAGTAGATATTATATGAATATCCGCATTCCAATTCGTTCGTCTATCATTATAAGAAGCACCTATTCCACTCAGACCATTTAATGAAATATCGGGAGGTGGTTGTAGAAAACGATAAAATTGTTGTAAGGCAAGATTAAAATTGGGTTGAATATATGGAAATTTATTAGCTTGATCAGTTACATCACGAATCATTATTAATTCTTGAACTGGACGAATACGAATATTTATTTCTAATTCATTATATTGAAGTGCTACTAATGGAAATGCCATTTTAGCAGCCAAGGTAAACCAAAAATTAATAGGAATATATAGTTTCCTTGTTCGAATGGATGGTTCTGGACCCACTGGATTAGTAGTAAAGTAAGCACTTGGATACTGATTAACACGACCAAGACAATTACCTGGATCATTTAATTCAGGAGTATTTCCAGTCATATTATCATATAAAATTTTTTTTGTAACAGAAAAATCACGCTGAACTTGTGCTAATAAATAAGCTCCGGAATATCTATTTAATATTTGCCCACCTACAGAGATTTCAATTTCTTCAATCATTTGTGTTCCCAAATTATCAATCCATTTAAATTCATAAGGTGCCCAATTACTAGAACAGTCTTGTGGTGGATATATTGGACTCCAAATGGTAGGTAATGTTACTACTAAATATGTGTCCATTAATAATTCCGCATATCGTTTCATCCTAAAAGTGAATAACGATGATTCATTCATTCTTAAATTACGCAACCCGTCGAAATCGGTTCGAAATTTTTGTAAACCAAAATTAGTATATTTTTTATATGTTGTTTTAAAAAAAGTTTTTGAGGGATTTCCATTTAAATATACATTTTGATTTCCATAAGCTACTATGTTTAATAATCCTCCTGCCATAATCTATATATATATATACTAAT